GTTTTAACAACATCTCCATTGACCATCCACGAGATACTCGCTCGGGGAACACTTGGTAATCATACTCAAATAACTTATAAAAACCTTGATAAAAACCACCATATAATTCGTGGTATAATCCTTCAGTTGTTCCTGTCTTTGAGACAACTTCATATCTAACACTTTCAGGAATACCTGAAAATATTATGTTTGGTTGCCAAGTATAACCTGTTGTTTGGAATAGTTTAAATCTTCTATCAAATGTATATCTGTCAAATCTGTTTAAATAATCAGTTAGTCCATTGGTGTAATAAATTGTCTCACCCGTCATTTGAGTCACCAATCCATTATCAGTCCCCACTAATCCAATATCACACAAAGGTGTTGCACTATAACAATTTAAATCTAAGTTTTTTGGATTCCAATACGCCGCAGACAACATAACATTGTTTGAATTATAATCACCATAAGTCAAAGTATATCCTGGATTTGTTACCGAATTATTTGTATCAATATTGATAGGTAAAACATTACCATCATTTGTTCCAATAACAAATGGTGAGAAAATAACTTCTTCGTTATAATCTCTTTCATCTGACGCTAATGAAATGTCAGAAATCTCCAAAACAGGAGTCAAATATAACTTCTTATAGACGTATTGATTAATGTTCTGATATGCCATTTGTAGATAAATACTTTTGTTGTAGTATTTATAGTAAAATAAAAACAATGATTGAGTTAAATCGCGAATATTATTCATCACCGTATTACTTTTTCTTGAAACAGAAAGGGGAGAATATTGACGTTTATTTTTCGGTGGAAACCACTTTAAACGAAGCCAGAATTAAAGACGAGAAGGTTACAGTTCCATTAAAAAAAGAAAAGGAACTTAAAAACACAATTTCAAAAATCGCAAAAAACAAGAAAAAAAGATTTAAAAAAGACGATATTAAAAAAGAAATTGAAAAAATTAATACCTCAGGTGAGATTGATGAATTTGTAGATTTTGATGGTTCAATTGCGAACTCAAAGATTCCATTGTTACAATGGAGAGACCATCCAATTAAAACTATGGACCAAACAGTTGCATCAACAAGAACACCAGGAAACCCATTATGGACTGGTTTTTATAGATATTTTGGTGAATCTGTTGAGATTAACGAAACAGATTTAAGTGATGCGTATGGATATGAGGAATGTAGTGGTAAAACAGGTCCTTGGTGTTTGAAATGGTTTAAAGAACAAGGTGTTGAACCCGATGAAGCATTAGAAAGAGTTAGAGCCTTTGGTATGGACCCATATGGTAAAAAGAAAAAAGATACACTATCTGAAATACAAAGAAAAAAAATGATTGGTGTTTTGGAAGATATGTTGGCTAAAAAAACCGATGATAAAGAAATTGGTAAAACAGAATTAAAGGCTAGTAATATTTTAAAGAAAAATGCACAATCACTAAAAAGAATGGCTGAAAAAGAAGGACTGTCATTAAAAGAACTTGTTGAACTTTTGAAAAATGAACAGTGAGTTGTATAATAAAAGATGGGATTTTCCCGAAGATATGAGAAAACACATGAAAGTGTGTTTTATGAAGGTGAAGAACGCTGATTCATCAATGGATGGATACAAACGTAATTTACGTTTACAAAGTGCGGACAATTTAGGTTATAGAGAATTAAAAAGAATTAAAAACTTTTTTGACAATTTTAAAGGACAGAATACTGACGCACCATTTATCTTAAATGGTGAAAACAAAATGAAACAATTTGTTGATAGTACCTTATCAGGTGCAAGACAATCAATCAGTAGTACCCAAAGACATAAAGATGATACTGGTATGGTTAAAAGTGTTAAACAAGACTTAAAACCATCAACAGATTTAAATATCAGTCCATCTAAATCAAAGAAAAATACCTTAGCCAAATATGACTTAGCGGTAACCGAAAGTCTTAAAAGGATAAATGAAATTATGCAAAAATTATAATTATGGCAAGTTTAGACCCAAACAATTACGCTCAGACTGAAAACAATGATTTAACAAGAATTGCTGACGTTGAAAGAAAAAAACTAAAAACTAGAAATGATTATGTGGAAACTGTTGACGAATATTCAGTAGTTCACCCTGACGCTTTGGCGGATGGTGACCAATTGGGTAGAGGTACAGGAGTTTTCTTAGACATTTTTAATGAAAATGGTGGTACATCAGTTGATATCGTTGAAAGAAAATTGGAAATAAAATTCAACAAGTACAATAGAAATAAAACATACCCTGATTTCTAATGAAACTAGTTAATACCGTTAAAAGTTTAATTCTTGAGGTCGCTTCAATTGACGCGATTACTGATGCAATTAAAAATAAAAGAACGGTTGTGATTTATTATGATGGTGATGAACCTGGTGGTAGGGGTTTAAGGGAAATTGAACCCGTTTGTTTTGGATATTCAAAAAAGGATAATCCTGTTTTAAGAGCGTGGGATTCTGAAGGTTCATCTCACACCGCATATATTGGTGACCAACCATTACCAAGTTGGAGATTGTTTAGGGTTGATAAAATATTATCATTTAAACCTGTAGGAAACTTTACAGAACCTAGACCTGGTTATAATTTTAATGGTGACAAATCAATGAAAAGAGTTATTATTAATGCACAGTTTGATAATAACCCTGCAGTAACTACTTAATATTATGGATGATTTAATACAAAAATTAATGGTGTCTAAACAAATCATGGATAGACACAATCAAATGCCAAGAGGTAATAATGGAGCATTACCAACAAATATAAATCTTGAAAGTTTTGAAGCCCCACAGGCTAATTATAACTTACCCCAAGAGTTTGTTCAAGAACAAACGACAACTCAGGCACCAACACAGACAATGTCTAGAGATAGAATATTAAATTCAAAATTACCGGATGAAATTAAACAACTAATGATTGAAAACCCAATAGTTCAACCGTCTATGGGTAGTGGACCAACACTCTCTAATGAGTTAGTTGACAAAGCATCTAGATTGATGAAGACGGACGCAAGTGGTAAAGTTAACGAGTCAATAAAAAGACAACCTCAAAGACAAACTATTACTGAAAATACCGACATTAAGCAAATGGTAAAAGAAGCTGTCCGTGAGATTTTATCTGAAAGTGGGTTACTAGTTGAGTCTACATCAAAATCAAATGAGACTTTTACATTTAGAGTTGGTAGTCACATTTTTGAAGGAAAAGTATCAAAAATTAAAAAAATTAAATAAGGTCTTTTTTTATCACCCCAAAGTTTGTATCTTTATGTAAAACTTTGGATATGTCAAAAATTAGAGTATTAGTTGTACCATCGGATAGAACAGGTGTTGGTAAATTTAGGTCATTAGACCCCCACGTTAACTTACAGAAAAACTTTGGTGATGAATTTCATGTGGATGTTGAATACAATCCACCTTTGGATAATATAAATTTTTATAAAGATTATCAGATTGTTCATTTTCATAGAACAATGTCAGGTGATTATGATAAAGGTCGTGAGTTGGTTGAAAAACTAAATAACGAAGGTATTATCACCGTAATGGATATTGATGATTATTGGTTGCCAGGTATTGAACACCCAATTCATCATATTGTTGTTGAGAATAAAGTTCATACAAGAATTATGAATAATATTCGTACCGCAAAATATGTTACAACAACTACTGATATTTTTGCATCTGAAATTAGTAAGTTAAATAAAAATGTGGTTGTTTTTCCAAATGCTATTAATCCTGATGAACATCAATTTAAAGCGGTTACCGAACCTTCTGATAAGGTTAGAGTTGGTTGGTTAGGTGGTTCGTCACACTATCATGATTTGACTATTCTTGATGGATTGTTTAATAGAATGACTGATATAAAAGACAAGGCTCAGGCGTTTTTATGTGGTTTTGACACACGTGGTACTGTTACAGAAATTAATAAGGCGACAGGTGAACAAACAAGACGTAAGATGGAACCACATGAGACTATTTGGGCAAAATATGAAGAGATTTTCACAAATAGATATAAGTTGATAAGTCCTGAGTATCATAAAGAACTTTTGAAGTATACTCAAGATATTGGTAATCAATATAATGATGAATTTTATCAAAGAATTTGGACACAACCAATTTCATCATACGCTAAGAATTATGCAAAATTTGATGTATCTTTGGCACCGATTAAAAACCATATCTTCAATAGAATGAAGTCACAACTTAAGGTTATTGAGGCAGGATTCTACAAAAAGGCAATTGTTGCCTCTGATTTAGGTCCTTACACAATTGACCTTAAACATACATTTGATGGTGTTAACTTTGTTGATGGTAATGCGGTGTTGATTGAGGAAAGAAAAAATCACAAAGATTGGTACAAGTATGTTAAAAGATTGGTTGATAATCCAAACTTGGTTAAAGACTTGGGTGAAAGATTGTACGAGACTGTTAAAGACAAGTATGATTTGAATAACGTAACAAAACAAAGAGCTGAATTTTATAAATCAATTGTATGATAGAACTACCATTAAGTAAGATTTTATTTATTGACATTGAAACTGTCGGTATTGAAAAGGATTGGGAAACTATGGTCAACAATAGACCAAATCTTGCCCGATTATTTGAACATTATGTTTCTTGGATTAAGAAACGTTATCCTGAAGACGCTCACATGGAAACGTCAGACTTGTTTGTTAGTCGTGCCGCACTACTACCTGAATTTGGTAAGATTGTTTCAGTAGTATTAGGTGTGACCGACAAAAACAACAATTTAAAGACTGAAATCTTTTCAGGTCATGATGAGTATGACTTATTGAAGAAAGTCCGTAAGACGTTAATTAAATGTGGTGAATTGCAATACTGGTTGTGTGGTCACAACGTAAAAGGATTTGATATTCCATATTTGGCAAAACGTATGATTGTAAACGATATGAAACCACCTCGTATTTTGCCAGGTCATGATACAAAACCTTGGGAGGTTAAAGCTCTTGACACAAGAGAGTTATGGCAATACGGTAGTTTTGGTAGTATTGCAACATTGGACTTAATGTGTGGTGTTTTGGGTATTGAATCATCAAAGTCTGATGATATGGACGGGTCAAAAGTCCACGAGAATTTTTGGTTTAACAATAATTTGGAAAAGATTGACAAATATTGCGAACAAGACGTTCGTGTTTTATACGATGTGATTAAAAAACTTAAAGAATTAAAAGAATATGTCTAACGATAAAGATTTAAAAAATTTAGAAAAAGAATTGGATTTATTATTAAAAGACTTACAAGAGGCTTTTGAAAATGAGACCAATGAGACTATTGATGGTATTGATATGAAACAACTTGAAGATGAAATGGCGACTGACCATAGAATGAAATTAAACTTCACTAAGATTCATCCTGATGCTGTGTCTCCGACATACAATTACGAAACTGATTCAGGTTTTGACTTGTACAGTGTTGAAGAAATTGTATTTTTACCATTTGAAAGGAAGTTGGTACCAACAGGTTTGGTGTTTGACATTCCTGACGGAACTGAGATTCAAGTTAGAACCAAAAGTGGGTTAGCGATTAAACAAGGACTTATGGTATTAAATAGTCCTGGTACTGTAGACCAAGGATATACTGGTGAGGTTAAAGTTATTTTGATGAACATGAATAATTTTGAAGTCACAGTTAATAAAGGTCAAAAAGTCGCACAAGGTGTTTTATGTCCAGTTTACGCAGGAAAATGGGTAAACCTTGGGGAGGTAAACGAAATAAACGAAAAAGATAGAAGTTCAAACGGATTTGGTTCAACAGGAATATGAATACAGTGAGCCCAACATTACCCGAAGGGGTCAAGAATTATTTAATTGATATTGATGGAACAATAACAGATGATGTTCCAAATGAACAACCTGAAAGAATGAAGACTTGTCTACCATTTGAAGGTTCAGTTGATATTATTAACTATTGGTATGATGAAGGACATATTATCACGTTCTTTACATCAAGAACTAATGAACACGAAGTAATAACCAAACAATGGTTAGACAAACATGGGTTTAAGTATCATGGAATATTATTTAATAAACCTCGTGGTGGAAATTACCACTGGATTGATAATCATATCGTTAGAGCAACAAGATATGATGGTAAATGGTCACCACTAACGACTATCAGTGCAAACATACAAGTATTTGAAAAATGATTACCGTAATTTACTCAAGCAACAAAGACAAAAACTACAATTTAAACTTTGAAAAACATTTGAAGGACACCATAGGTGTTAAAGAATATGAAATCTTAGGTTTTGAAAACTTTGGTGATAAATCATTGTCTAAAGTTTACAATGAAGGTCTATCACAAAGTAAGTATAATATTGTCGTATGTGTTCACAATGATGTTATTTTGAGTAAAGGTTGGGGTAAAAAAATCTTAAAAGATTTTAGTGAAAATCCTGAGTATGGTATTATTGGAAAAGCTGGTACTTGTTATTTTTCTGAAACAGGAATTTATTGGGAAAAATTAAACCAAACAATGGTTGGTGAAGTTTACCACCAACCACCAGGTGAAAAAAAATTTTTAAGTAAGTATTCTGTTAGTGAAGATGGAATTACTGAAGTAATATCTATTGATGGTGTTTTCATGTCATTTGATAAGACAAAAATCAAACATTCATTTGATGAATCTTTAGGTATGTTCCATTTTTATGACCACGGATTTTGTATACCAAATTTTTTAGATAATGTAAAAATTGGGGTAACATTTTCATTTGATATTACACACTTTTCAGTTGGACAACCAAATGATGAGTTTTTTACAACAAAAGAAAAATTTGTAGAAAAATATTCAACAGTATTACCAATTGATTTGAAACCCTCATCAGTTTTTGTAAAACCAATTAAACATCTACAATCTAAAGATAAAGTGGCAATTATAATACCAACAAAAGGTAATGTTGAAGTTTTAATAAATTGTTTAGAAAGTTGGTATGAGCATTGTGATTCTGACTTATTTCACTTTTTTATCGGTGATACAGGTTCGTCAAATGAGGAATTACTTGTAATGAAGAATTACTTTAACACTAAAAGTAATATAACTCTAATAGAATATGATTATTATAATTTTGCAAAAATTAATAATGATATTGTTAATAATCATATTTCAAATGACTATAGATTTTTAGTTTTTTGTAATAATGACATTAAGATACTAAATGATATATTATCAGGAATGATGAAAACATATAGAAGTTTTAGTAATGTTGGGACTGTCGGTGTCAGGCTTCATTTTGAAGATAATACAGTACAACATAGTGGTGTAGTTATTTATCACGAACAAAAAAGAAATGCGATTCATATATCACACGATTGTTTTAAATCTTACCATAAATTTAGTAAAGAAACTAAAGAAGTTATTGGTAACACCGCAGCATTACTAATGATTGAAAAATCTCTATTTAACGCCATTGGTGGATATAATGAATCATATATTGAATGTTTTGAAGATGTTGAATTAAATTTGGAATGTCTTAAACTTAGAAAAAAGAATTACTTGTGTGGGAATTGTGTTGCATATCACTATGAATCTGTGACAAGGAATAACTCAGAAGAAAAAAATAAAAAAACCAATGAGGATTTTTTTATGAGGTTGTATCCATTCATAAATGAAAATATGAGACATTATCAAGATAAATTGACACTCATTTAATGTATAATATAGGTATTATCGGAACTGGTAAATTCGGATATTCTTTTGGTAAATTACTTTCAAAGGAATATCAGGTGAGTTTTTCAGACAAGAATGAAAGTATTGTTAGAAAATTATCATCAGAATTAACAATCACTAATGACAATAAAAAAATAATTGAGGATAGTGATGTTATTTTTGTTTGCGTTGATACCCCAATTACAAATAATAAAGAATTTAACACTCTTCAAATAAGTAATATTGTTGATGATTTTATTGAATGTTTTAAAAGTGAAATAAGTATTAATGGTAAAACACTAATCATTGTTTCAACTGTAAACCCCTTCACAACAAAGTTAATTCAAGAAAGATTATCCGCATATGGAGTACAAGTTGCATATCTACCAACATTTGTAGAATATACAAATATTGGAGATGAAATTATTAATACCCCCTTCTTTTTATTGGGTAATTCAAATCACGAAATAACCTCAATGGTTACCAACATTTTAACAAATGTTATCAAAAAACCAATCAACATCCAACAGATGGGTTATACCGCGTCTGAATTAACTAAAATAATGATTGATGGGTTTAGTACCGTACAAAAAACATTTATTAATGGTTTTAAAGATATTTTTGAAAAGTTTTCATTATCACATGAATTCACAATGTCATCAGATTCTTTAAATAAAGAGTTTAGAAAAAATAACCCATTCATATCTGATGGAAAACCATTTAACGGTCCAATACTAAGTAATATAAATTTACTTATTGCCAACATGTTTGAACAACAAGAAATTGATTCAGAATTGTTTTTAACCACAGAAAAAATAAATCAAAACAGAATATCCGAACTCTTTATAAAATACACAAATGAAAACCCAACAAAGGATATTCCATTTATTATTGACGGTTTGAGTTATATGAAAAATTCAAATGTTATTATTAATTCGGTTTCATTAGACTTGTGTTATAAGTTTTTAGAGTCGGGGTATTCATTGAATATTATTGAGTCTGAATCAGTGATTAAATCAATGTCTAAATCATTTACTGATAGTTATCCGAACAAAGTTAAATTCTTTAAAAAGGGTTTGAAACCTGATGGGTATTTAATTAATTTTTAAATTGTGTATTTTTAGTTAAAATTTATTACTTTTTTAAAAATGAAACACAACGAAAAACCAATTGTATTCAACGCCAAGGAGTGTAAGGAATGCAACATACCCAAAGGATGGGGACATGAAATAATCTTTGAAAATAACGAACTTTATTGTGGTAAAATTTTAGTCTTTAAAAAAGGATGTAAATTCTCCATGCACTACCATATGATTAAAGATGAAACTTGGTATGTACAAAGTGGCGAATTTATATATAGATGGATTGATACCGAAACTGCCGAGGTAAATGAAGTAAAATTAGTAGAAGGGGATTCAGTTAGACAATATCCAGGACAACCACATCAATTAGAAGCTTTGACTGACGGTGAAGTGTTTGAAGTTTCAACCACACACTTTGACTCCGACAGTTATAGAGTTTGGAAAGGTGATATACTTAAATAAAAAAAATATATGAATAGAAAACCAAAATCTGTAAGTGCTCAGACACAAGATAATGTGAGTAAAAATCTGTCTAAAAAAGATTTAATAACTCAAATAATCACAAAAAAAACAAAAGAAAAATTTTTAACTGAAAACCAAAAACTATATTACAATTTATTAAATGAAAATCAGATAACAATTTGTACAGGACCTGCGGGTGTTGGTAAATCATATATCGCAATGAAAGCTGCGGTAGATTTACTTGCTGACCCAAAAAATTCATATGAAAAGTTAATGATTGTTAGACCTGCGGTTGAAGCTGAAGAAAAATTAGGTTCTTTACCTGGTGCATTAGAAGAAAAGTTGGACCCCTACATTAGTCCGTCCTATTATCTTTTGAATAAATTGATTGGGAAAGAAAACCGTGAAAAGTTAATTCAACTTGATTTTATTGAGGTTCAAGCATTGGCTTACATTAGAGGTTGGAATATTGACAACACCATTTTAATTTTTGAAGAGGCTCAAAACAGTACACCAAATCAAATGAAACTACTTTTAACTCGTATTGGTTTTAACAGTAAATTCTTTATTTCAGGTGACTTGGAACAAACTGACAGATATAAAGATAAAACACATTCAGGATTGTGGGATGCAATTTCAAAATTTAAAAACATGGACGATATTGGTGTTTTTGAATTTGGTGAAAACGACATTGTTAGAAATCCTATCATATCTAAAATTTTGAAGAAATACGAAGAATGAGAATTGCGATTGACATAAATGGTGTATTGAGAAATACAAATGAAAAAATCAAACAAGTATATGAAAAATACCTGGTTGATGAACAAGACATGATTGAGAATCCTGAGTTTAAATACGAGATGGATTTACCAGTTACGAGTACAAACTTGATAAATCATTTTAAGTTTCCAACCGAAGACGATTTTTACACATTTATGTATGAAGATTTTGTAATGCAAATTTTTGGACATTCTCCCTCAACCGAAATGTCATCATTTCAAGATTTAGATGAAATTTATCATTCACTAAAAGAAGATTTTAAATTTTCATTAATATCTAATGAAGTTGGAAAGTCCAAACCCGCGACATTATTCTTTGTTTCTAAATTTGGATGTCAGATTGACAAAATTATTTTTTTTAATAAATTAACTGAAGATAGTATTTGGGATGAATTTGATGTTTTACTTACCGCAAATCCTGAACTATTATTACAGAATAAAACAGATAAATACATTATAAAATACAATACGGAATATAATAATTCTATTGAAATGGAAAATACCATAAATAACATTAAAGAATTAGAACCTTTAATGAAAATTATAAAAGAAAAAAATGTTTAAAATATTTGGTGAAAATTATTACTTAGATGTTGATAAGATTGATAGTTATATCGGTCTTAATCCCGCGTCAGGAGGAACTGAACAACACATCTCTATTGCAAAATATGAATTAATTAAAACTATGATTGAGGTCCTAATGACAGAACAAGATGAAAGTGATGAGTTATTGGGTAGTAAAGCCTCTAATGGTGTATCTCTACCATTTAAAATCGCATTTAACACATTGTTAAGACATAATCTATTACAACACCTATAAAAAATGGAACAAAACTTATTAGACAAAATTAAACAATCTATTTCAAATATAGATGAAAAGAAAATGAACATTTACTTTTTTGTACAAGACACAAAAGGTAATGCAAAAGCCTCTTTGAAGTACATTTATGACATGGCATTGTCATTAAAACAGTTAGGTTATCAACCAACTATGTTACATGAAAAACCTGATTATACACCAGTTACTACTTGGTTAGGTCCTGAGTATGGTGGTCTAAACCATATGTGTATTGAGGGTGGTAATTTACAAATCGCACCTGAAGATTTCTTAGTTATTCCTGAAATTTTTGGATTCGTTATGGACCAAGTTAAGAATTTACCATGTGGTAAAATTGTACTTTGTCAAGCTTATGACCATATGTTAGAAACATTAACACCTGGTTCAAGTTGGTCTCAATACGGATTTTTGAAATGTATTACAACTACTGAAAAGAACAAAGAGTTTATTTCTCAGACAATGAGAAACGTATCTATTGACGTAATTGAACCTACAATTTCAAGTGAATTTATTAAACAAAAATACCCACCAAAACCAATTGTGTGTGTTCATACAAGGGAGCAAAGAGATGGTATTAACATGATTAAGCAATTCTACTTGAAATACCCACAATATAGATGGATAACCTTTAAAGATATGAGAGGTCTTTCACAACAAGAATTTGCCCATTCAATGAATGACGCATTTTTAGGTGTTTGGATTGACCCAACATCATCATTTGGTACTTTCCCTCTTGAGTGTATGAAATCAGGAGTTCCTGTTGTAGGACAAATACCAAACTTAACACCAGATTGGATGACAGAAACTAATGGTGTATGGGTTCAGAACCCAGTTCAAATTGTTGATATTGTTGCTGACTTTATTCAAAATTGGTTAGAAGATAATATCCTACCTGAAATTTATACTGAAGGTGAGAATACAGCTGAAACATTTAGTGATATTGAAAAATTCAACTCTAAAGTTGAAGACTTATTTACTAACTTAATTCAAAGACGAAAAATGTCATTTGAAGAACAAATTAATAAAATTGAAGAAAACGTAGAAAATTAATATGGAAAATATTTTAGACTTGACAGTAATTCTACCGATTAAATCTGCGGTAGTTAGAGATTTTGATGAGTTTTTTGACAAGTCAATTAAATCTTGTAAAGAACAAGAAATGGGTTTCAAGGAATTGATAATCATTCATACACCTGAAGAACAATTGGTTGACGCATTAAACTCTTATGATTTTGGAGACTTAAATGTTAGAAAAATTGAGTTCACAAATACACCAAGTTATGCATCACAAGTTAATCTTGGAATCCAAGAAGCGACAACTAAATGGGTATCCTTATTAGAATTTGATGATGAATATTCGTCTATTTGGTTTAAAAATGTAAAAAGGTATATTGACGTTTACGATGACGTTGATGCGTTTTTACCAATTGTAATTGATGTTGATAGTAAAGGTACTTTTGCAGGATTTACAAACGAAGCTACTTTCGCAGCTAATTTTACTCAGGAAATTGGTATGTTGACAAACGACACATTGTTGGACTATCAAAATTTCCAAAGTGCTGGTATGGTGGCAAATAGAGAAAAACTTATTGAGTGTGGAATGTTCAAAGAAAGTTTTAAATTAACATTTGTTTATGAATTCTTGTTAAGAATGACTTATCACTCATTTAAGATTATGACAATACCAAGAATTGGATATAAACACACTAATCTTAGAGAAGGTTCAATATTTTGGAATTACAAAAATGGTTCTGAAAAACTAACAGATAGTGAAGTTAAATTTTGGATTGAATCTGCAAAAAAAGAACACTTTTTCTCTGAGGACAGGTGGATAAAGTATGAAGAAAATGTCGTTTAATGTTGACGGGTTTAACAACGGTTACAACAACAATCAAGAAAAAACGAGGGAGAAAAAGTACTAATACAAACTATTTTGACATACGAGAGGAACAGGCTGTTTTAATGTATCTTAAAGCAACTACTTTTGAGGAAAAAAATAAGATTTACAATGAGTACCTAAGACATCCCTTGGATAAGATGATTTCATCAATCATCCGAAGGTACAAGCTATATCGTAAAGATATGGACTTTACCGATATTCATACTGATACACACTCATTTTTAATGACAAAAATAGATAAGTTTAGGCCTGATAAAAACAAGAAGGCTTATTCTTATTTTGGTACAATTTGTAAAAACTATCTTATGGGTCAAATTATAAAAGACCAAAAAGATATTAATAGAAAAGTATCATATGAAGATATATCACAAAGTTTAGAAAATAGACCTGATTTGGTTTATTATTTAGAAAATGAACAGATTGAGGCGGATGTCGTTATTAAAAAATTCATTTCAGAATTAAAGGATTATATTGAAAATGAAAACCTAAGTGATAACGAAAGAAAATTAGGATTATCTTTAATTGATTTGTTTGAGAACTATAAGAAGATATTTTTAGGTACTGATAATAATAAATTCAATAAAAATGTGATTTTATTATCTCTCAGAGAAATGACAAATATGTCTACCAAAGAAATTAGAACCTCAATGAAAAGGTTTAAAAAACTATACTTTTTCATACAAAATAGTGTATACGATTAAAAAACATATTTTTAATATTTATAGTTATGTCACGTCCAAAGAAAAAAGAAATTAGTTTAACCAAAGAATCCATGTTGTCTTTGATGCAAGAAATTTACAATGAACTTGTAGAACAAAGAAATACTGCTATTAGGATTCAAAACAAAATGCTTACAATGATGAAAGACCCCGAAGACATGACAGTTATTGGACCTGTAATTGAAAAACAACAAAAGATTATAAACGATGTTGTTGAGAAAAAACTTACATTGTCCAAATTACAATCTTCTATTTGGGAAAAAACTTCTAATAAAGAAGAGTCTTTTTCTATTGGTGATATTGATGAGGATACTTTAGCTTTATTAGATAGAGATTTACAACAGATGGATAATGATAAACCATATTCACTGAAGTAATGTATGCCGTTAGATTTAGAAAATTCTTATTCATCCATCAAGGAAAGAGTTGCAGCATTAAAATCAACTAAAGAGACTGTTGATAACTATAATAAATCTGCAGACCAAAAAGCAAAATCATTTGAGCAATCATCTAAAGATGTTACAAGTTCAATTCAAGATTTTAAAAAGAATAAGAAGAGATATCAAAAAAATGTAAAAACTCAATTTGATGAGTTATTTGATATTCAAAAAACTTTAACAGAAAACGCTCAATCCTTTTCACCAACAAATTTTTTAAATAAAGGTAAAAACACATCTCAATTACGTAGAACAATGATTGAGGCGGCGAACAGAAGTATTGCCGAAATTAAAAACATTTTACTTGAAGAGTTTATCTCAACAATTGGTTGTTCTCAAGAGCAAACTTATGAACCCACGGTTCTTTACATACCAATTAAATCTATTGACCTTTTTGATTTATTAAAGCAAAACCCAACAGGCACCACAGGTCAAGTATTATATGAGAAGAACCCAATCAGTGTTCAAGACAATCCTTTTTCAATGAATAAAGAATTATATAACAGATTGCAAAAAGACAAACAAAGTTATATAACAGAATATAGTCAACCTTATTTAGGAGCATCTCAAACACCTTTATTTGATATTGAATATGATTCAAATGTTGGTGAACAATTTAAAGTAACTTTACAACAAAGAGCCAACGCAAAAAATCTTGTAACAGAATTTTTAACAGACTATTTTGATACAATTCAGATTTATGAATCAAAAGATATTTTTGCAAATTTAATCAATACTTTAACCGGTGCAATTGATATTGATTTACAATTAGGTAGGGGTCAAATTGAAGATAAGTCAAGATTTTTAATTATTTTACAAAGAATATTAGGATTGTGTTTTGATGACGCTCGTGAAATTGATGTGTCGGGTGTTGCTAAAGTCGCACCATTAGACGGTGTTGATGATTCTTTCTTTGAGTTAACAGAATTAGACTTAATAAATTTAGACCAAAGGGTATCAAATATATTAAGAGGTGTTGTCACATATGAAGATTGTAATATTGTAAACTTACCTGTACAAACTGATGGTATTAATGACTATCTATTGAAATTTAATGAGGATGGTGCTAATGAAGATGATTTAGGGGATGATTTAACCAAAACATTATTGAATTTACCTGGTTGGCCAAAGATTGAAGAATTATCTATCTTTATTGACACTGAGATTATTAAAAACTTGGCAAAATCATTAGTCATGTCAATCTTAACACCAAAGGTGTTATTACCACTTATGATTTTATTAAAGTCATTAGGTCAATTATTTGTTGATACAATTCAAGACCTTAAATCTTTCTTAAATAGATTTAAAAAATTGATAATCAACATCATGTCAAGAGTTGGTTCAATTTTCATTAAAATTGTTTATGAAATTATCATTAGAGATTTAAGACAATTGTTACAATCAATCGGTAAACAATTACTTAAAAACAAAACTAAAAAAACTCGTCAAGTTATTCAATCATTATTAGATTTAGCTTACTTAATTGCACGTGGTATTCAAGATTATAGAAAATGTAAAAGTGTTATTGATGAAATAATTGCAATAATAACATTAGCGTTAAAAGGTACTCCTTTTGTGGTACCAAACCCATTACTTCAATTGGCTAGATTTAGAAGTGGTTTTGATGATACAAGAGCATCAATCAATGTAATACAAGAACTTCAAAAAATAGGTGTTCCTACAGGAGCTTTACCTGACGGGTCACCTAACGTATATTTACAATCAATACTTGCACAAATAACAGGTGTTGAATCTGAAAGGACTCAGAATGGTGTTTCACAGGCGGCTCTTGGACCAATACCTGTTCCACCGTTTGGGGTATTACCATCAATTACATTAACAGGAGTAGTATTATGATAAACAGCGAGAAAATAGATATTGATAAGGTTAAAGATATTGTTGCCGATATTAAGTCAAAACCAAATAAAGATTTAACGAAAGTTATGGATTTTTTACTTGAGGATTTTGATGAGACAAAAAAATTAATTGTTGATTTAACTTATCATTTAGATAATATAGAAAATTTATACAATAAAGTATTGAAAGAATATCAATCAAGAAATGGCCAAGAGTAATAATCAAATAATGTTTACTGGTATCGTTCAGGATATTGATGACCCAAAAATGTTGGGTAGAATACGTGTATATCCTGAAAACAATGCGAATATTCAAGACGTATTGAAAGGATATGCTCAAAGAAACAATTTGAATACTGTTAACTCACCTGATGATATCAAACCTTGGACTCCTGATGACCCCTTTGTTACATTACCATTTTTACCTATGTATATTTCACAGGTCCCAAGACCTGGTGAATTAGTATGGTTAATTTATGTAAATGAAGATTACAAATACCAAGACATTTATTACGTACAGGGACCGTTCTCGTCACCGATGTCTTTGAATTATCAGAATTATCAAGCCGCAAAACAACAAACCGCATTAGGTGACCAAGTCAAACCAACAACTGATATTCTTAATGAGGATGGTACCTATAAGGATTTAAATTCAAAAGGAATATTTCCCGAACCAGGTGATAACTCTTTGTTGGGTAGGGGTAACTCAGATGTGGTTGTAAAGTATGAAGATGTATTAATCAGAGCGGGTAAGTCTTTAAATATGGACAACCCCAACACACTACCAACTGCAAATGTCAATAGAGCCTTTCTTCAAGTATCAAGTAGAACTCAAGAAAAACTACCACCACAAGAAAAAGTAATTTTTAACTTGGAGAGTGATGTATCATTTGTAAACTATTTGATGGAGTGGGACATTGATAATCCTGAAAACTCTCAGAACGTATTCAATGGTAGTGTTAAGTTTTACAAATTAAAACAAAATGAACGTGTTTTAAGCAATCAACTCAACGTAAACAGTGAGATAGATGATTTACAATTTTTAATCTATCAGGTGACGTTTAAATCGTTAAGTCTAAATGGTGTTGCCAGTTTTATATCTGATGAGATAAATAAGTTTAACGATGGGTTTTATAATACAACATTAAGCATCAACACACAGTTTCCATTTTTCTTTAGACCAAATAAAACCACAAATAAATGGACAAATTCTCAATACCACCAATCAAGTAGTGCAATTGAAAACGAGGCTTGGAAAAATGTTAACCAAATTTATAAAAATGTTAAATATCAATCAACGGATACAATCTTTGGTTCAGGTTTGATGTATCAACAAGGAAAAATTGGTAAACCACAAAAAATTACACGAAAAGTTGAGACGGTAACAGAATACAGAAATAACCCCCAAACTTTCGGTATTATGGGGGGTGATAAAATTGTTTTATTATCACACAAGAGTTCAATACCAGGTAAAGAAAGAATTAATTTAATTGATACATTATATGGTATTGATATTGACAAATTAACGGATGATGTACTTCCAAATACAAGTTCAATGGTTAGGGGTGAGGAATTAATTGAATTATTAAACATCATTGTTAGATATATGATTTCACACGTTCACGCAATGCCAGGTTCAGGTCCAGTACCTGTTTCATTAGACGGAACACAGGTGAATGAAATACTAAAACAATTAAATGATGCCTCTCAGAAAGTTTTAAATACAAATATTCGTTTGAATTGATATTTATTATAAAAAAGTAATAATGTCAATCCACAGGTCATATTTTAGCAAGAACGACACCATACTATACAACAACTACGTAAACACAGGTAGAAACCCAATTACGCAATTGTATTTTGGTTCATCACCAACATCATTTGCCCCTCTTTCATATTCAAGATTTATTTTTGATTTGGATTTGTCTCAATTAAGAGCAAAACTTGCCGATGGTGTTATATCAACAGGGTGTACGTCAGCAATGACACACACATTAACGATGATTAACACAAGTTCATTTGATTTAGAATTATTAAATTCTGTAACTTCAGAAGGTACAAGAAGGGCAACATCATTTGACTTAGTATTATTTAGAATTCCTTTGTTCTCAGGAACAACAGGAAGTCCCCAATCTTGGGATGAAGGTGTTGGATATGATTATGCAAATTTGGTGACAAACACACCAACAGGTAATGCAACAACGACACAATTTTATGGTGACAAATCTTATTCTGATAGACCTGCAAACTGGTTCCAAGCAACCACAATTGATTTATGGAGTCAATCGGGTTTATATGACAATGAAAACACAGGTAATGTAAATTATAACGATTTGGTTATTGTTGACAGACAACACTTTGAATTTGGTAATGAAGATATCAACTTTGATATGACCAATGAAATTAACGGAATTCTTAATGGTAGTATCACTGGTGTTACAGGTTGGGGTGTTGCTTATGTTCCTGAGGTTGAAAACATTACAGGACTTACAGAACAATATTCTGTTGGATTCTTTACAAGACACACACAAACATTCTACGAACCATATCTTTTAACTGATTATGATGATTTAATTCAAGACGATAGGAACTTGTTTGTATCAAATAAAACAAACAAACTTTATCTATATGTTTACCAAAACGGTAATCCGTTAAATTTAGATTCAGACCCAACGGTTGATATATTTGATTCTGATGGTTTACCACTATCAGGACATACAGGTTTAACAACATGTTTGGTAACAAAAGGTGTGTATGAAGTATCAGTACCACCTATTAGTGGATATACCAAACCATGTCAATTTACTGATGTTTGGAAGGGTATTGTCATTGATGGTGTATCAATAGACGACATAACAAACGAATTTGTATTATACAACTACTCAAAAGAGTTTACAATAGGTTCAGTATCAAAAGAACCATCATTATATGGTTTTGAGGCTTATGGTATTAAACAAAACGAAAAGATATTAAATACCGACATTAGAAGGGTGGGAATTATAATCAAAAAAGCTTACACCGGAAATGAAGTTTTAAACAAGGTAGATGCTCAATATAGAATATATGTTAAAGAGGGTACTACTGAAGTTCAAGTTCAAGATTGGACTCCAATAAATAGAACACCAAATGAATACTATTTTGTTTTTGATACAAGAGACAAAATACCTAATGAATATTTTGTTGACATTAAAGTGACATCAAGTGGTGAAGTGGATACTTATAAGAAAGTATTACAATTCCAAATCGTAAACAAAAAATAATATGAAAAAAACAGTTAAGTTAACAGAAAATGATTTAATGAACTTAGTTAAAAAAGTTCTTAATGAAAAGAAAACTGATAGATATATGTTCTTCAGCAATCTTCAACAAATGCAAAGACAATGTGAAATGTTGTTAGAAATGGACCCTAATATGATTGAATCTATTTTAGATAACGGTCACGATTGGGCTCAAGACCATATCGCAGAAGCAAAAAATAATATGGACCAAGTATTTGATTTCTTAATGAATGAAACAAAAAAAGATGATATGGAAATGGTTGACACCATGGATATTGATATGATTGAGGAGGCAAAGAAAAAGAAAAAAAATAGAAAAAAGACAGGTACACCATTATGTGCAAGAGGTATTGCGGCAGCTAAATCTAAGTTTGAAGTTTATCCTTCGGCTTACGCAAACGGTTATGCGGTACAAGTTTGTAAAGGAACTATGCCAGGTAATGATGGTAAGAAAAAATGTTCAGGAGCATATTGTTAAATTTTTTAACACATAAATAACATTTGAAATCCCACTTTTGTGGGATTTTTTTATTATATTTGTCATATGAAATTTGCACTAATTGCTCACGATGGTAAAAAGGCTGAGATGGTTGCCTTTGTAATGAAAAAATTAAAATTCTTTAACTTACCAAATATTGATATTGTTGCAACAGGAACCACAGGTAAAATGATTAAAAATGCTGGTGTGGACAAAGTTGATACGGTTAATAGTGGACCAATGGGTGGTGATGCTGAAATCGCATCAATGGTAACAAAAGGTGAATTGGAAGGTGTAATATTTTTTAGAGACCCCTTAGATAAACACCCACATGAACCAGATGTTCAAATGTTGTTAAGACTTTGTGATGTTCACAATGTACCGTTGGCGACCAATTACAAAAGTGCCGATATTCTTATTGGGTATTACGAAGGTTTGTTATCATGACCACACTTATGACAAATATAAGGGTCATTCCCACCTTCAGATAATTTCCAAGACCAATCACACTCATCACAAATAACTCTACTTTTTGTAACTTCTTCTTTAAGAATGGCGGTAATTAATCGTCTAACCGATTCATTTTTCTTTTTCTTCTTATGTGAAACCCAATTAGGTTTTTGACCTTTACCCGTTTGAGTATCTTTTTTTTCAACTCTTCTTTTTTGTTGACAAGCACTTTTTTTCTCAGCATCAGTCATTTTACCCGCAACACCCGCAGCTCTACATTTTGGATATGACCCCTTATCAGCATCACTTCTACCACAAGGTGGATGTTTACCATCCTTATCCTTTCTACAAATGTCTACCCAAGGACCTTTAGGTTGTTTACTACCTTTTGGTTTTTTCTTTTTACCAAACCAAACCGCCAAGTCTTCTTTTAATTTCTTGTCATTATCCATAAGATTTACTATATTACTATAAATATACTAATTATGGAGAATAACGAAAAAAGACCAATAGGAAGATTGTTTGGTTGTATTGATTATTATGACATAGAACAATTAAATTCTTTGATTGAAAATATGTCAGAACCACAACTCAAATTTATGTGTATTAAAGCATTGGAATATTCATTTGAAAGGGGTGTTTTTTCTTTACAAGAAACAGAAATAGTTTCAAAATGTGTTAGGGGATTAACTAATATCACTGATGAGAACTGATAGAGAAAAAGAATTATCATCCATTATTGTAGAGGGAGAACGTATCTTAGTTAAGGCTTATTTTAATGGTCACAAACATTCAGGTGGTGACGAATATCAAGATATTAGAGATAAGGTTGAGATTGCTAGGTGTGAACTTTTTAATGAAAATCCACTATATTGTAAACCACAAATCGCAAAAAAAAAGGGGACCAATTAGGTCCCCTTTCTATTAAGTTAGATTCAATTATCTCAACTCGTTTAAGTCAAATGTTCTAACACCATCAACTGTGATTTTACCGTAGAAACGGTTGTTCACCATCTTCTTAGCGTATCTTGTCATGATACCCTTGATTGGTGTGAAGTTGAATGGATTATACATTGTTGGAGTTAATTGAAGAGGTACATACGGTGCGTAGATGTAACCAGTGTCAAGTAAAGACGTACCTTTGTGACCCAACAATACTGTGTTTGGTGGGAAGTAAGGGTCTCTATAAACCTGATATCTACCAGCCAAAGTACCAACTCTTTCAATACCCATGTTGTATTGGTCTTGCTCTGGAGAAGCGTTTGATACGTGGAAGTACTCCAAGTCGTCAAAGATTGCACTTATCTCTGAAGATACAACAATCCAGTTAGCTCCACCTCTCAATGTTGATTTGTGGATTTGTGCTGAAATTTGGTTGATTGCAGTGATAAGAGTTTGGTTCCAGTCCTTCTGAGTGTAAGGAACTGCGTTAGAACCTAATCTCTTCCATCCGTTGTAATCCCAACGTAATGTCCAAGCCGCACCTTTTCTCAAGTCTCTCAAGATTTCACGGTCAATCTCAGCTGCGATTTGCTCTGACAACAATGCTGTCAATTCAGCCTCAGCGTCAATGTTATGGAACGCAGCTACGTCCTGAGCTAATTCAGGTGACCACTGTGCTCTAAGTTTTCTTTCTGTAACAGAAACTGTTACTGACTCAAGGTCAAAAGAAACTTCACCGATTTTATCTTCAAACTCTAACTCTTCATATCTTCTGTATACCGCGATGAACGCTGCACTGTTAGCTGAAGAAGCTGAGAATGTTGTACCTGTGTAACCATCTAATGATGAATCACCACATGAGATACAAACTGGTGTTTGAAGGTCTACTTCTAAGTAGATTTCTCCGTTAGCGTTACAGATGTTGTCGTAGTATCCACCACCACCATTAGCTGGCCATGCAGCTTGTGCTTGTGAACCGTACTGAACAATACCTTTACCGTATTTCTGAGTTACTACTCTGAACAACTGAGCTCCTGTTCCTAAATCCCAACCAGCTTGACCTGATGTTGCAACTGTTGGAACAATTTTCAAATCGCTTAAGAAAGCTTCGCTATCCATTTCCTGACCATCAGGACCGATAAGTTTACCAGCACCTGCTGATGCGAAACCTGTCATTTTTAACAACACTTTTCTGTAGTTATCTTCAGAATAGTCTGCGATATCTAAATTACTACCATTCCATACAACAGTATTAGTTGTTGCAGTTACTGCTGTCCATCTACCTTTTGAGTAGTCAAACAATCCTGGAGGGTCCAAAGATGCTTCGTTACCTTCGTAGAATAAATCGTAAAGGTTTTTAGCGTATGAACCATCACCGATGTAACCAGCATCAGGATTACCTGGGTAGTTTCCTGGTGAACCTACAGGTGCGTAGTGTTGACCTGACTGATTAGCGGTACCACCTGTGTAACCTTGAATTTTAGGTACAAAGTAGAATAACTTACCAATTGGTAAATTCATTGCTTGTACAGAAACGATGTCGTTAGACAAAAGTTTAGAGAATACTCTTCTAACAATTGGAAAAACAACAGTTTCAAATGAACCACTGTCTGTAGTTGATGCAGCTTCGTTAATTAAGTGAGACGCTTGGTTCTCGTATAATTGAGCTACGTTTTCTTTAAGGTGACCTTTAAGACCCTCTAAGAATCCTAATTTGTCCCATTTGTTGATTGTGTCTTCTTTGATAACTTTCAAGTGCTTAAGACCGATGTTACCAACTAGACCTGATTCTAATAATGCTCCCATTTTAGTTTTATTTTAGTTTTTAAGTTTTATTTTGTTATTTTAGACATTAAGTCTTTCATTCTTAAGAACTGTGGATTTTCATAAGTCTTAGACTCAATCAAATTAACCGCAGAACCTGAAGAATTAGTCTTCTCAATTTTTTGCTCAAGAGACTCGTTTATTCTTGAATTACCACCTGATAATTCATTTTTAATTAAGCCGTACAAATTCTTAGACTCTTTAAGAGTTTCAACATCATCAAATCTTCTTAAAATGTTGATTTTCTCTTGTTTAGTTGTTGAATGTTCAGTAAACAATCTTGTAGCGTATGCTAAGTTTGAGTTGAAAACTGCAACTTCATTTAACTTTTCTCTAAAAATGTTAAGTGCTTTTCTGTACTCTTCATTCTTTTCTCTAAGTAATTGTACTTCTTCTTTTGATACTCCCTCGAACGTTAAGTTTCTATTGTTAGTGATTCCTTTTCTTAAACCACGACCTTCTTTAGAACCCATTCCGTAAGTACGTGATGCTTCTTTAGCCTCTTCTTTTTTAGAGTCTTTGTCCATAGTCTTCACATTTGAATACTTACGGTCACCTGCTCTTTTTTCGTCAGCTGCTGCAACATCTCTCTTACCCTTTAAAGACATTCCTGGTTTTTTACCCTTGTCTTTACCTCCAAAGTGGTCGTCTTCTTTATCATTAAAACCTTGTTTCTTAGGTTTTTTAGCTTCACCCATTTCAACTTCAACTGTGTCGTCCGAAACCTCTGTATCGTCATCATCAAAAGAGATTTCATAAACGATGTCATCATCTTCTTCCATTTCAGAATAATCACCTTCTTCCATTTCAGAGTAGTCACCTTCCATTTGCTCTTCAGCAAAAATCTTGTCAAGTAACTCTTCTGCAGAAATGTCTTCACTACCATCTTCCATTGAGAATTCATCAAATTCTAAATCTTCTTCTTCCATAGGTTCAACACCTTTGTCAGATTCAGACATTTGAATGATGTATTCAACATCTTCATCAGAATCAGATAAATGAATCTCATCATCGTCTTGTTTTACGATAATACCATCAGAATCATCCATCATTTTGAAAACTTTCAAAATTTCTTCATCAGATGCACCGGTAAGGTCAATAGGTTCAATGTCAATATCTAACATTTCCTCATCGTTTTCATCTTCATCAGAACCCATTTCAATTTCAACTTCTCCCTCGTCTTCTGATTCTTCGTCACCCATTTCAACGTCTTCCATGTCACCCATTTCTTCCGCATCCATGTCTAACTCATCATCTTCAACTTGTTCCCAAGCTTCCATCTTTTCAGATTCTTCGTTTTCAGTCTCTTTTAACGACTCTTTTACCAATTCAGAGATTTCTTCCTTCATTGTTGAAGCAAGTATTCCTTTTGCATTTTCAGCTACTACTTTTTCCAAATTTTCCATTTGAAGTAGCGCTTCTTCAGCTAATGATTTTTTATTCGACATAAAAATTATATTTTTTTATACACTATAAATAGTTCCATTTTTTAAAAAATTTATTTTTATCGCCAAAAGAGCATAAAAAAACCCCCATTTTCATGGAGGTTCTTTAAATTAGGTGAATAATTTTTATTCAATTACTTCATCAATACGACTTTCAACTACACCTGTAATTCTCCAATCGTGTTGAAATCCTTGATATCTTTCTGTAACTTTTGCTTCCACATCCGTAACAGAAAACCCTCTTACAAGTTTTTCTTCTCTGATTTTTTTAATCTTACCTGTATTTTCATCAGGTAGTTCATACATCACCTTCGCAACAAAATATTTTTCATCCATAACGTTAAGAATTTTTATCTATCCAAATAATGAGATAATTTACTCATTAAGTCAATAGAGCGACCCAAACCTTTTCCACTTTTCATTTCTTTTTCACGATTTTCTTCTTCAAGGTTCTCTTCAAAATTCGCACGTTCAGATGGGTCTGTAAATAGATAAGCACCTGGTGTAGATGGAGATGATACCAAATCAAAACAAATTAATTCAAAATCAGGTTGAACTTCATTTTTCTCACCAACCTTTTTTAATGAACCAACTCCTCTTGAAGATATACCTAATGTAACCCCTTGTCTAAGTAAGTTGGCAGCAATATCCCCCTTTGTAGTAACAACACCTCTTTCATGAAAACCTGGTGATGTTAATAATTTCAATTTACCCATTAAAATATGACCATCCCACCAAATGTCCGTAATCATGTGAGATACACGGTCCAAATCAATTAAAGATGATTCAGGGTGATTTAATTCTGATAATGAAGTGCCTTTAGCAATTGCTTTTTTATAATTTTCAGATTCTCTCTTTAATATCGCCTCAGGATATATTCTACCATTTCTATTCGGTGTATCATATTTTTGAAGAACCGCATAGAATTCAAACGGTTTTGAATAATCTGTTAAGTTCTTAGATTCTCTAAGTACCACATCATTTTTAAATTCACTTGGTGATACATATCCTGCATCCCATTCAATTAATATACCTTTACCAATTTCGTTAGCACCTAATACTTTCATAACAAGTTTTATTATAAATACTTTGTTATTGTGTATTTGTCTGTAAAGTTGTTTTTCCTTTTTTAGATGTTGTAAATGATAGATAATTATTCTTTTTTAAATCTTCAATATAAATTTCTTTTGTAATAGTTTTTAATGATTCTTTTAATTCTGTTGATTTAAAATCAATTTCTTGTTTTAGGAATAAAGTTATCTCTAAATTCATAAAACTCTTTTTACCGTATGATATACCACTTGTTCGTAAATCTAAGTCCACAATGATATTGTGTGTGAACATTTTATTATTTAGATTATTATGAACCGTGTGTTTAATACCTCGGTGTAAATTTGAAACAATTCTATTCCAATTATCATAGTCGTCTTTAGGTGTTACCCACGATTGTAGGTTTAGGTAGATTGATTTAAACTCTTTTGAATCCACAGTTCCGTAACTCGCCTTTACATCGTTAAAACCGTTTAACTTTGCGGTTTTCCCCTTCTTCATATATTTTTTAACATAAATCTTTGTTTATTTTCCAAAAATATATGCAATAAAACTACATCAGTCAAAATTTTTTGATAATATTGTGTTATTTAATAGTATATGCTAAAAGTAAAGGTTGATAAAAAAGGTATTGAAAAGGCGTTAAAAACCCTTAAAGGTAAGGTTATTAAAACCAAACAAAATGAAAAATTAAGAGCGAGACAAGAATATACAAAAAAGTCAGTTAAAAAAAGAGAACAAATGCAAAAGGCTAAGTATGTTCAGTCATTAAAAAATAACGACTTATAAACTTTCATATAATGAAACTAATTTAACATAATTCTTCTTGTTATAAGTTTCAGTTTTTACCTTATCAATTGTTTCTTGTAGTTTTAAACTTGTCGCTTCGTCCAAGTTTTCATTTAACATATTTAATTTTTCCAAAGTTTTTTCTTTGGTATTTTCAAAGATAGGTTTCAATTCTTCATCCGATGAATTCAAAATATTAGAAACCTCTTGCTTTACAGACTCATCTAAACTATCCAAATAACTTTTAAAAGTATTGTTCGCAATTTTAACCATGGAACTAATTGGTAACTGAACTTTAGATTCAACAATTTCCTTTTTCTGTTTTAAAGTTTCAATAATATTTTTCTTAGATTCAATTTTTGATTCAAGATTTAAAATATTTGGATATAAAACGTTGTCAATGTCCTGATAGTTATTTTCAGATTTAACATTACCAACAAAAGATTCAAGAATATTAATATCTTTTTTCTCAAGTTTAATTGAGTTAAAATAATTTACATTTTCTTCCAAAAATTCTTTGGCAACAGATTCATTTAAACCTCTTTTAGAACTCAAATTATCGTATAAGTAATATAACTTACTTAATTTTTTATTTGCTAATATAGTTTGTTTGAATTTTAAAATATTGTTTTTAAACTGTTCAGTACCGTATGACTCAACAAGTATTTTATCAATTTTAGATTTAATGATTCCGAATTTCATGATATTACTTTAATAATAAATATTACCCATTAAGGAGTTTTTCCAAAGCCTTGTCCATTTCACCCAAAGAATTGGAACCTTTACCCAAGTCAATGAATTTTGAACCTTCAATTAAATCTTCTTCAAGAAGAATATTCATTCTATTTCTATCAACAGATTCAGGTGTTATTTCAGTTTCTGCCGGTGCGGGTGTTTCAGCAGGTGCAGGTGTTTCCTCACCACCGCCAAACGTTTCACCTCCACCGCCAAACGTTTCACCTCCACCGCCAAATGTTTCACCACCTGTTTCACCACCCGGTGCTGGTGGTACTCCTTCACCTGAAGTTTGACCTGAATAACTTGAATAAAGTTTGTCAATATTATCAAATAATCCTGTTTTACTGATAACTTGTGCAGTATTTTGAAGTTCAGCAGAAACCGCTTTTTCAAGTCTTTGTTGTTGGTAATCCAACTTAATCTCTTCATCAGAGAATCCAAGAATATGTTTCTTAGCCCAAGTTTGTGATACAGGTGCTATACCTTCAATCGGCATAACAGCATCTTTAAACAACAACATCTTTTCTTTCCAAACATCAATTGCTAATAAGTCAGATTGTTTTGACGGATTAGTTAAACCTAAAACAAAGTTAGATAATTCATCCTCAAATCCTAATATAAATAAATGTATGATTGCTACTTTATTTAACTCAGCCAACATACTTTTTTGAATTCTATTGATTGTTCTTGCGAAACGAATATCCTGTAATGACAAGTTTCTACCATCACCAACAACCTCTTCAAACCCTAAGAACGCTTTTGGTATTCTTAATGCTGTTAATAATTTCTTTTGAATATATTCAATATCCGCAATTTCAGATAAGTTAGTCGCTCCTGGTAATGTATCAATTGGATTTGGTGCTCCTGGGTCACGAACAGGTACAAAGAAGTCTTGGTCAACCGCCATTTGATTGAATCTTAAATCAACGTTACCTGATGTCGGGTCTGAAATTTGGTCTCTCTTAAATTGATTGGCAAATCTTTGAACATATGGTTGAATATCAGCATCATCCATATTACCAACATATACCTTAAACACCCTTCTTTCTGGTGCTCTTGATGTTCTATAAATTAACATTGCGTCCTCAGCAAGAACCAATTGTTTCCAAATTCTTCTCGCCTTTTCCAACATTGATGTACCATATGGAAGTCTTCTATCATCACCTAACAATCTAAAGTGAGCCATTTCCCATGATTGAAATTCCAAATCTTTAGCTTTCCAAGTAAATCTAAGATTCTTCTGAGTCTCAGCGGTATTGGCACTAGTACCTGCAGCAATCTTACCCTTCATACCCCTCTCAAGACGTTCCACTTCAATATTTGGAAGTTGGAAACTACCGACAATACCTTTCTCAGGGTCCAACTTTAAATACACAAAGTTGTCACCATACTTACAGGTATTTCTTGTCCACATTGGCAAGTTTGTGTTAATGTCCAAAACATTATTAAACAAATCACCTAATACAGATTTAATTCTTTTAGATTCAGAATAAATTTGCAACATATAACCATCATCATTTGATGTGGTTGATTCTTCTGCATATGTATCCAACGCAGCTGCAATTTCAGGTGTATATTCCATTGACTCATAATCGTAATACGATGCAAGTCTTGTTGGTTCGTAGTATAAGGCTTGTGAATATAAATTATTTTCTACTTTAGCCCATTGATTAGACAAAAACTTTGTTTGTTGAGCCTGTAGTTTTTCTCTTTCGTATTCTTCTTTACTTTTTGTTCTTAAAAGTTCTTTCTTATCAAACTTATAAGTTGGCAAATCCTGATTCAATAACGAGTCAGGTCCCAGTGTCTGAGATAATCGTTGCCATACTGTCAAATTATTTTCGCTCATATTATAAACATAATTTACTGGTGAGTATAATAAAGTTTAACGCCCACCGAATAACCATAAATACTTTTCATAATCACTTTTGCTTGGATTATTACCATAAGTTCTTCTATTTGGTGAAGAAACAGGAATTGCAGGGTTAAAATATTCCTCATTAGGTCTCTCTTTTGTTTCAACATGCCAAGACTCCAACATCACTTTTGTCGTCTGTTCAACTTTCTTCAACGAACTAAATGATGATTCACTAACATATATGGCCATCGCCAAAGACATAATTAAATCATCATGATGTCCTTTTTGGTGGTCAGGTCTACCATTGATATAAATGAATGTTGACATTTCATTCAACAATCTCATTGAATATATTTTTAATCCATGTCTTAATCCTTCCTCAAAAGCTGAAATAATTTGAACCCTTTTAGCATTAAAGTTTAGACCAGGAATTTTCTCATGTTGTTTTGGATTATATTTCCAAGGATTACCAAATTCAATACCATCAACATATAAATCTTTATAACCCATCTCTTGTAACTTTCTTGATGTGGTAACACCCATACCACCGGTAATATCAATTACAATAAATGCTTTATACATTAACCCCCACTTATAACATATCTCAGCTAATACGTCAGGTGGTAGTTTTCCAATATACTCGGCAACTTGTTCCCTTTCGTCAAAGTCATATATTTGGAACGTTGAAAAGTCTTCAGAGTCTCCCCTTGATACGTCAACACCCATAATATATTTGTGTCCTTCTTTTGGTTCTTCCCATATCCAAAGCGAACCACTCATCATTTTGGTGGTCGGTTCTTTAATCATTGTGGTTTTTAAATCTTCAATTTGATTAGCATCAAATACGTTATCACCCGAACCCAAGAAATTACACTCCAATTCCTGAGAAATCTTTCTCTTATCAAATTTAAGTTTTTTAGCCATAGACTCAAACCAAGATGAATATGGTTTGTACCCATCAGCAAAACGAAGTTTTATTTCCTCAAAATCACGAACTCTCGGGTCAATATGACCATAGTCCAATATAATTTCATTATCATTATATTCTTCCCTGTTTAACATATAATGAATAATGTCCTTAACTTTAATTAACTTTAAATCTTTAGAATAACGTGGGTCTCTGTACCAATACATTTCCGTTATTTTAAAATCATTCATTCCCTTAATGGCTTGGTCATAGATTGAATAATAAATCGGGTCGTATCCGTTTGGTGTTGAAATAACAATAACTTTACCACCTGTTGAAAGTGATGCCATACAAGCCGCCCAGAAATCACTATCAGCATCAATAAACGCTGCCTCGTCAAATATTAATATGGTGGGGCTATAACCACGAAGTGCGTCTTTAGATGTCGCAACCGCTTTAACCTCACAACCATTACTTAATTTGTAATGTTTTGCAGCATTTTTCTCAGTTGAAAACCCAACTCCAATCCAACTAGGCCATTGGTCCGTAAACTCACGAATTTTATTCGCAAACTCCACAGAGGTATCCAATTTGTTTGCAATAATAAGAACCTTTTCAGGTTTATTTTTTCTTGCAAAAACTAACTTTTTACTTGCCCACGCAGCGGTTACTGTGGATACACCAGCCTGTCTATATTTTAAAGCAATGTTTTCATTGTTTTCATCATAGTCCTCCACTAACCTTACTTGGTCAGGAAATAATTCTAATGGGACATACCTTGATTGTGTATTATCATAAGTTTGAAGGTATGACTTTAAGGCGTATGACGTGTTCTTTAAACACTTACTATATTCTAATATTACTTGTTCTTTATTTAATGACATAAAAAAAACCTTATATCAATAAATATAAGGTTCTTTTCTATTATGTGATTAGTATCTCTTAGTCTTTTGAACGGTCAATACCTAGACCACCTAAAAAGTCGTCTAAATCCTCAAATCCTCCATCGTCATCAGGTGAGATAACATCCTCATCATCACTTTCGTAATCATCATCGTCATCACCTTCTTCATACTTCATTTTTGCTTTCTTAGCGTCTTGTAAAATTCTACCTAAATCTTTTTTTGCCATGTCTTGCATACTTGGATTGTCAGATAAAACCCTACTCATAATTTTTAAGAACTCCTCAGCATCAATTGCATATAATGTAAACTTGAACCAGTTCATTAAGTCACCTGACTCGGGGTCATATAATTCATCAGGTAATGCAAATCTTAATTTCTTAACCATTGCAGGACCCAATCTTAATTGGTCAGGTTCGTATGTTAATATATCAGTTTGACCCATAACTTTTTGTGCCATTTCAGGGTCTTTAGGTAAACCAGCTCTACCAAACGCTTCTTCAACACCTTTTGAAATTTCATGTGTTAAAATTGGGAAGTTACCACCTCTAGCAATAATTTTAGTATCGGCACCTTCTTCTTCACCACCTTCATCAGAATCTCCTAATTCTACACTACCAGCAACACCTATACCTGTCTGTGACATTCTTTTAATCATTTCATCGTGTGTCCAATAAAACAAATCATTGATAGCCATTATTCTCTTATAAAGAGGTACTAAACTACCATCAATATTGTTAAGTTCACTTACTACTGATGGTTTTTCAAACAAGTAATGGTCTCTCTTAGCACTACCTTGAATTAAAGCATTGATGATTGTTCTTTTGTGTTTTTCTAATTCAAAAGTTTCTTCATCAGTTAATGAACTAACATCAAAGTTTGGAAAATCCATTGGTTCATTACCTTGTTCGTCCGTAGACTCATCTTCATCTTCCTCAGGTCTTCTTCTCATTCTTGATGTATCAATGTCATGAGGACCAACGATTTTTGCGTCAATAACAAAAGAACCTTCAGGTAGATTTTTCTCTTCCATAACAGATTTTATTGCCAATTCTTCTAACTCTCTTCTATGTCTTGATTCAATGGCTCCGGCTTGCATGAATGCCTGCATCATGTTTTGTATTAGATATTCAATCATGTCTTGTCTTGTTAAATCTTCAAGACCTGTAATATCTCTAACTTTAGTTACTATTTCACTGAATCTGTCAGCAGCCAATTTTTCAATAGAAGTACTTTCTTTTTCTCTACCCATAGGGTCTGTGAATTTAGATTTCTCAGACGGAATTGCAGGATTACCTTTAAAAATAGTTTCACCTTTTCTAAGTCTATCTTCAATAGACCTACTCATTCTTTCAGGTCTATCTCCATAATCAATAGGAGCCTCTTGGATATTTTTTTTCTTATTTGCCATTACTCAATACTTGCATTATCATTTCAATGAACTTATTTTTAAGTTCTTCTTTATTTGCTTTTGGTGCCGGATTTGTACCAGGATTTGGGTTTTTGTAAGGACTTGGTCTTGTACCTGGTTTTGTTTTAGGAACAACTTTCGGTTCTTTAACAGGAGCTGCGGGAGCTTCAGACAAATATTGTAAAAGTTCTTTTTTAGTCATTTTTGGATTAATATGTTTTTCTACTAACGCAATTATACGACTTTCAATTAACTTTTCAAAATTTTCTTTTACATTTTCTTTTTCACCAAATAATGGTGCTGAAAAACTTCCTGATGCTCCTGAACCAGTTGCTTCTTTAGATTCTGATTTTTTTACAGAAACAACTTTACCAATGGGTTTACTCATTTTCATACCTTCTTTACTTTCTTTTTTAGAAACTTTTTTTGGTAATCCTTCATGTGGTGTTTCTGCAAAATCTGTAACATCTTTCTTAGACATTTCTTTAGCGGCTTCACCAGCTTTACCTTTCATTGGTATATCACCTTTTTGCATTGCCTTTACAACACCAAAAAACTTCTGTTGTTGTTGTGACACCGCTTTTTCTTTAATTTCACCTTCATCCATGCCGTCATCCGCATTATTATATCCATCATTAGCACTAGGTCCGTCATCATTCCCAACAGAATTACCGGCATTTGGGTCATAACCACTTTCTTTTTCTAAAGAATTGGCATCGTCATCAGCATCATCCTGTTCATAAACCTCAAAAGGTTTCTTTTCAGATTTTAATTTATCAATAGTCGCAGTGTCATTTGCGTTTACCATCGTAACTTCAGACACTAACTTTTTATACAAGGCATTAATCTGTCCTTCGTTTAAACTATTAAGTAGTTTTTCACTCAAACCCGATTGGATTAATTTTTCAATTCTTTTTGATTTCATATTCAGATTCTTTATCAATTTGGAGAACTAAATCTCTTTCATATAGTTTATCCATTACGGATTTTTCGGTTTCACCAAACCTAAAAACAAGTCTGGTTTTATTTTCACAAGTTTCATCAGTTTCCCAAGCAAGTGCAATTACATCTTCCATGGCATCTGTAAAACCAAAAAAATCGGAGTTTTGAATCAACTCAAATTCAACTTGAGTGTTTTTTAAAACTCCGACTTTTCTTATATGTTCCAATTCAGGTGGTTGTGGATTTCCGTGTGCGGGTTTTGAGTCCCACTCTTCACCCCAAACATCCAAATCATCTGAAAAGATAAATTCATACATATTATCTCCTTTATAGTTAGGGCCTAAACCATTAACATAAATTAGATAATTCATAAAATTTCACCTTTTGGACTTACTTTAATCTGTTGACCTTTATATTCAAAAACTAAATTCTTTTTGTTTGTTTTTCCGATAAATTTAAAATCAGGGTTTTCTTTTAAAATGAAATCTGAAGCCAATTCTTGTTCAACTGTTTCTGACAAACTTTTAACTTCTTCCATCAATGATTTTTTATTTATCTTATTTTCAATAAGTTTCTTAGCTCTTTTTTCTTGTTTCATTCTTTTTTCGTCACCACTCTCTTTAAAGTATGATGATAATACTTTATCAACAGTAGATTCGTTGAAGATTGAATCCATTATTTGTGAAACTCTATCATCGTGTGAAGGTTCTTCCATTTCCATTGGTTCTTCTTCTCTCAATTTAGATGCCACATAACCTGTTGCTATTCTACCTAAAAAGTTTTCACCCATTTCAGGTTCTTCGTCAGCAGGCATTTCATCCATATCAAAGTCTAACTCATCATCCGCTGAGATATCTAAATTTTCAGTATCATCCATACCGTAATCAGCTTCTTCACCTTCAAGTTTGTTTAAAATATCTTCTTTATCTTCATCATCTAATTTTTCCAAATCTAATGCTGAAATAATAGAATTCATTACATACTTGATATCTTCTGATGTCATACCAACGGTATCATTCATTGTTCTAATTTTCTGACCTAACTTACCTGTCAACTTTTGAATCTGTTTGAAATCAACATCTTCCTCTGCAGATGAATCTTCAACTTCAGCATCCATTTCAACATCCATATCACCTTCAGGTGTATCAACATCCATTTCAGCACCAAATTCGTCTGCACCCGCATCGTCAACTGGCATGTCATCCATTGCAGGTTCAGGTGCTGGCTCAGGAGCTGGTTCTGGTTTTGGTGTTTTCAAAACATATTTCTTGTCTTGTTCTGAAATTGTATTATTAAATAAGTTTACATTCTCTTCGTTTTCAAACAAAGTGTTAACTTCTTTAGCAATTAAATTCAATCTTTTGAATGCTTGAGAATATGAAGTATAGTATTTTCTATTCTTCATTGGTTCCATATAATCAACAGATTCATTTAATCCTTTTTTAATAACATAACCATTCTTCTCTTTAACGATGGTATAATTATATCCGTCAGCCAATGTTATGTTATAACTATTTGATGAATTTTCATTAACTGGATTTGGTAAATGCTCTTTATACGTGGCAATTTCCATAATTCTTCTGATTTTATCAGAACCTGTTAATTTTTCACTTCCAATTGGTTTTAAGTCAGCCATATTTTTGTTTTCTTTATTTCTTAATTGTTTAATCCGTTGAACCCTCCCAAGGCTACAACGGTAGTTTGTACAACGGCAGTATCTGCAGAAAGTGGGTCACCATACTGTGGATAAGGAATCGGAGCAGGTGCGGTACCTCCTGAAAATGAACCTGGGTCGTAATCATATTGACCAGCATCTCTAGTTGCCATAATGTTTTTTCTTTATAAATATATCTTTATTACCAAATAAGCAAATTATTCTACTTCTTCGCTTTCTAATGATAGTCTTTTATCTATTAATTGATTTTTAAAATCAAATAATTTCTGAATATATCCATTTCTTCTTAAGAATTTGAATGTCAAATTTTCGTATGAATACTCACCACCTTTTTCTAACCCCGCACTTCTATATCTTTTTAATTTATCTTTAAAATCGTCAATAATTTTTAAAGCATCATCTAATTCCTCTTGTTTTGTTTCATTTAAAACTTCATCAATTTTATTCATCCAAGATTCTACCTTTGTCAATAACAACCCTTTATCAACATTAAATTTTTCTTTTTCAGGTGGTGCAATCCACCTATCAAACATTACAGAATAAACCCCTGTTGAAAAATGTGATTCAGTTATGTCTTGAGCGTAAAGTTCAACTTCATATCCTTTAACACTAATATTGTGAGTTGAATTAAATAATGTTTTCTTTAGAGAAAATAATTCTTTATACATTTCTCTATCGTTTTCATCAAACTGAGTAAAATCAACTAATACATGTAAATCAATGTCTGAGAATTCAGACCAGTTAAAATTTGCTAATGAACCTGTGAATGTTATATCATCAATAAAAAAATCAACATCCAAAAAATTAACAAATTCTTCGGCGATTAAAAGTAATGCTTTTCTAATGTGGGGTTTTAATACTGGATTGTCTGTTTTAACATCATTCCAAATAATAGGGCTTAAAGTTTCCTGAGACTTAAATGATGATAATATGTCGGAGTATTTTGGCATTACCTATAAATACTCAGAAAAATGTTTAGGATACTTTTTTGTATTTATAAACCTTTGAAATTTTTGTGTTAAAGAAGTTTCCTTGTGATTCAGCAAGTCTGAATTGTGCATAAACTTTATGTGGTACTTCTTCATATTCATACTTGGTACCATTTTTAAATTCCGCAATCATTTTAGAATTTTCGGTATCATATTCGGTTCTTACCAAATTTGAAGATTGAACTTCATTGAAGATTTTTGTTCCTTCTATTTTTTCACTTAAAATTGCCATATTAATTTAATGGTATTTGTTCATTTACCATAGTAAATACTTCTTTTAGATATTCATCAATTTCTTGATTATTTATACCCCAAAAAGTAGTTAATTGTTTTTTAAACTTTTGAATTTCACCCACTAATTCACTATGTGCTAACCAAACATCTGAAGACGCACTTGAAACATTTGATAGTTCAGATTCTTTAAAACCCGCGTCCTTTAAAATTTTTCTAAAATTAATATACGACTCAATAACACTAAGGTTATCATTGGTCATTGATAGTATTTTATCAAGTTTTTGGTTTGAACTCATAGTAATAAATACTATGACCTATTACTTAAGTAAGTCTCATATTCATCCTTGGTCATAAATTGGGTATCACCGTTTGGTGCACTAACCAAATAACCATCTTCAGTTTCTTTAATAATTTGAATTTCCCACTTTTCCATATTAACCACAAATTTTCTTAATCTCATAAACGCTATTATGAGTTGTGTTAGATTGGAACAAATCTCTAACTCGTTCAGCTTCTTCTAATGTTTCAAACTCATAAGGTATTCCCTCATCATCATTAATAAGAACTGTTTTAGATATTTCATCCACTTTTGAGTGTTTTAGAACTACATAGAAAGATTGATTATTTGTCATACTTAAAATATATAAAAAATTATTTAAAAAGAAAACCCCCTATTTTGTAGGGGGTTTAGAATTAGAGTAGAGCAATTCTACTTTTTTTCTTTTCTTCTTTTTTCTTAAATGGTAGAATCAACTTCAAAACACCATTCTCAACTGACGCGTCAATATTATCAGTATCAATGTGTTCACCAATAGTGAACGTTTTACTTACTTCATATGATGTCAAATCTGATGAATACTTCGCTTCAATGAAAAGTCTGTTATCTTCCAATTCAACCTTAACGTCTTTTTTAGAGAGACCTGGTACAAACATTTCAAATTCAACACCGTATTCGGTTGTTCTTTGAAAATAAGATTTATCACCATAAGTGTAAGTTGATGTTTGCCATGATGGTTCGTTTAGACCACTAAAAATTTTGTCTACTAAATTTGAATTAAGTAATGAATACATATTATATTTGTTTTAATTTACGTTTATTTGTGAATCATATTGTAAAAAATGTGCCAAATCAATAAACAAGACAAAATGTCAGAAATATGTATTTTTTACATATTGCAAAATGACAAATTGTCATTGTTGAATATTTGAAAATTAGTTTTATATTTGTGGTGTTAATAAGAAAGACTATG